CTTTTATAGGCGCATAAAATACGTATTTTTTTTCTCAAAACCTATTGACATATACGCATTGAAGGCGTATAATAGTAAATGTAAGGAGGACAGCAGATGAAAACAAAAGACCTTATCGAGCTTTTAGAACGAAACGGCTGGAAGTTCAAGCGGCACGGCGCGAACCACGACATATACGTGAAGGACGGTCAAAGGGAAAGCGTCGTAAGGCACAGAGAAACCGACGAAGAGTTAGCAAAAGCAATCATCAAGCGGCGCGGGCTGAAATAAGCCCGCCGCCACTTGACAACAATATAGGAGGTACGGACAATGAAATTCAAAAAGCAAGCGAATGTCGCGTTCTTTTCAAAGTATGTCCGCGAAGATGGAAAGTTCACGATTACAAGTGTTGATCGCCGCGTCAACGGGACTTTGAAAAACGTGTTCGAGGTAACAGACGAAGCCGGAAGCGTGATCGACACATTGCCGCGCCTTAAAGACGCAAAAGCAAAATACGCGGAGATTTGAAGGAGGTATTCAGAATGAAAAACGCATATCCTATCGTTATGACGCAAGGAAAAGAGTTCATCGTGGTATTTGTCCCCGATTTCAATATCAATACGCAGGGCAAGGACGTTCCGGACGCGATCGAGATGGCGCGGGACGCAATCGGGCTTATGGGAATTGATATGCAGGACGACGGCGAAGCGTTACCGGAAGCGTCGAGCATTGCAAGCGCACAAGCCGAAGCGCCGTCCGGCGCGATCGTTTCGCTGGTTGACGTTGATTTCGCGGAGTACCGCAGAAAGAACGATATGCGCGTCGTGAAGAAGAATTGCACCATTCCTTCATGGCTTAACTTTGAAGCGGAGCGGGCTGGCGTGAATTTTTCCGCCGTCCTGCAAGCGGCGCTTAAAAGCGAATTGCATATCACAAGCAGATAATCAGAGAGGGCGAAGGGCGGCAGAAATGCCGCCCTTTTGTCATATTCGGAAGCTGGAGGAAGGAAGAATGCACAAACACTTGACTTGGACAGACCGCCTAAAAATCGAAAAAGGCTTGAAAGAGGGCTTGAAGCCTTGCGCGATTGCCGACCGTCTGCACGTCCACAATACAACGATATACAGGGAGTTGAAGCGCGGACGCTATACGCATTTGAATTCCGACTTGACGACCGAAGAACGCTATTCGCCGGAGATCGCGCAACAGCGCTATGAAGAGAACCTAAAAGCCAAAGGCGGCGAATTGAAGATCGGCAACGATTACGAATTATCCGCCTTCATCGAAAAGAAGATCGGCGAAGAAGGCTATTCCCCCGCCGCCGTCGTCGGAGAAATCAAGCGGCTGGGGCTGACCTTCAAAACGGAGATCAGCGAAAAGACGATCTATAATTACATCGACAAGGGTATATTCTACGGGATCAGCCGCGAGAGCTTGCCGGAACACGGGGAGCGGAAGCGGAAGTATGACAAGGTGGAGCGGAAGAAAGCCGCCCGCGCGCCGCAGGGCGAAAGCATAGAAGAACGCCCGCAGGAAATCAACGATCGGCAGACCTTCGGACATTGGGAAGGCGATTGCGTATGCGGGAAGAAGCGGACGAAGGAAACCTTGTTCGTTCTTTCGGAGCGCTTGACGCGGAACGAAATTATTATCAAAATGCCGGATCAGACCGCCGCCAGCGTCGTGGCGGCGCTGAACAAATTAGAACGCCGCTTCGGGAAGAAGTTTTCACAGATATTCAAAAGCATTACGTTTGACAACGGATCGGAATTCATGGATTGCGCCGGAATTGAAAAATCCGTCTACGGCAAAGACCGGAAGCGCACGAAGGTTTACTATTGCCACCCGTACAGCGCATACGAACGCGGCACGAATGAGAACATAAACAAAATGATACGGCGGTTCTTGCCGAAAGGAACAGACTTCCGGAAAGTAACCGCCGCATATATTCAGCGCGTCGAAACGTGGATCAACAATTACCCGCGCGAGATTTTAGGCTTTGAAACGTCCGGATCGCTCTTTGAAAGATACGTCGCCGAAGCCGCTTGAAGCCTTCTGAAAAAATATTTTAGTTTTTTCTGCTTTTACTCTTGACTTTTGCGCGTGTTGAGAGTATCATTAAATGCAGAAGAAACCGTTACGGTTTTTCCTGCATTATTTTTTTATCCGAAGGCAGGCGGAAGGAGGTTAAAACATTGAACGGATACAGTTATTTGACGCTGGAACAGCGCCGCGAGATCGAAAGAATGTATGCAGAGGGTGAACGCGTTGTTGACATTGCCGCCCGTCTGAAAAGGAGCGCCGCCGCTATCTACGAAGAGTTGAAGCGTGGCTATACGGGAGAGTTTGACGGCTACGCACGCCCGAAGTACAGCGCCGATCTTGCACAAGCGACGGTGCAAGAGAATTTCCGACGCAGAGGAAACCGACGCGGCGCGAATTGCTGAAATACGAAAGGAGCTATTCAATATGAAGATGAAGAGGATCGCAAACAACGTGGCACTTCAAACGATCGGCTACATAATTAGCGGATTTACGAACGTGTATATCTACGTTCGGGAATGCGGCTATCAGAAGCGGGACATTTACAGGGGCTTGTATAAGCACTTCGCACACGACGAAATGAACAAATACGCATATTGCAAGATCACGGAGCTTCGCGCCGATGAAAACGTGCTTTATATCGGCATTGAAGAGTAACGCGGGAAAGGAGCTATTCGGAATGAGTACAACACGATACAAAATCCGTTTATGGGAATACGACGGCGAAGCGTCCGTCGCAAACGCCGTTACCTTCGACAGCTTCGAGGAAGCGGAAGCGCGGTTCAATGATCTTCACGTTTCGGAGGAAATGCCGTGCGTTGAGTTCATCAAAGAGCAGATCGCGAACGGGTGCATTATAAGCGACGAAGTTTTGAACGTTCGGCAGTTCGCTTCGGTATTTGACACTATCACGAAGGACAAGCCCACGCTGGCGAGCTTCCTTCGTTCCCTTCCGGTCATAGAAGCGCCGTGGGACGGCGCGTTTCAAGAACGCTTTTGCGTAGAGTGCGGCGCGGACAGTTGCGACGATTGCCCGAACGAGCAGTTCCGGAACAATCCGGAATGGTGGCTTTCCCTTCCGGCGGCGGAGGTGGAACAATGACGGCGGATCGGGCGCGCGGGGCGCTTGCCGTCCTGCAAGACGCGGACGGGAAGTTTCTTTGCGAAGTGCCTTGCGGTTACATAGTCGAGCAGACAGCCAGCGCACACAAGCCCCGGCGGATACAGGCACAACGACGGCGGCGGGCAATGCTTCGCCGTCGCGTCGCCCTTACGGTTGCGTTGCTGACCGTCGCCGCCCTTCTTGCGGTGCTTATGCCGTGGAGCGGGAGCGGCGCGGCGGACAAGCCGAAGGATACGACCGCTGGAACGCTTGAAGAGGTACACCAGCCGACCGCCGTTCTTCTTCCTTCGAGCGGGACGGTGGCGGAATATGTGCCGAACGCGGCGGAGGTTGAAGCCCTTGCAAAGCTGATCTACGGCGAAGCGGGGATCGTTCCTTCTACGACGGAGCAAGCGGCGGTTGCATGGTGCGTTCTGAACCGCGTTGACGATCCGCGCTTCCCCGACACGGTGCTGGAGGTTATCGAAGCGCCCTATCAGTTCAGCGGCTACGATCCCGAATATCCCGTGAAAGAGGAATTCGCCCTTCTTGCGGCGGACGTGCTGACACGATACCGCGCGGAGCTTGACGGCGAAGAAAACGTCGGGCGGGTGCTTCCGGCGGAATACTGCTTCTTCACGGGCGACGGGCGGCGCAATCACTTCACAACGGAATGGAAAAGTACGGATTGCTTCGGCTGGACGCTTGAAAGCCCGTACACAGATTGAAAGGAGCGGCACACATGAAGGACAACAAAAGCGGCTGGCAGTTCCCGAAGGCGCTTGAAATTATCAAGTGCAAGGAAGGAAGCAAGGAGTTTATGAAGGAACGTCCGGCGCGCCGCCCGTTCGGAAACACCGTGCTTATTTGCGAATATCCGATCGACGACACGGCGGCGGAAGAGCCGAACGCGAAGTTGATTACATGGCGGCTTGCGAAGCGCGCCGCGCGGGACTTCTTGCGCGTTTCCTTTATGCCTTCGGCTATCGTATCGGCGGCGGCGCATGGCGGGAAAACCGCCGTCCGCGTCTACGGTAAATATTAAATCACACGAAAGGAGCTATTCAATTATGTTCAACAAGGAAAAGACAGAATGCCGCGTTTGCGGCTATCGCTTCACACCGGAGCGGGAAAACATCTACACGGCGGAAGAACCGCGTTCAGCGCTTGAAATGCTTACCGCCGCGCCCGTTCGCTTTTCGGAGGTTGATTGCCCGATTTGCGGTTGTCAAATCCGGCTGGCGGAACGTGCGCCGCGCATTGACCTTCCGGCTATTACGGAACAGCACGACGCGGACGCAGAGGAAACGGAGGGCGAAGCGGAATGAAGATCGGTACAGCTTGCGCGATCTTCTTACAGATCAACAGCGAGAAATACACAGACGAAGAGAAAGGAACGGCAATTCTTGAAGTTCTGAAAATGCCGACGCATAACGGAATTTCAAAATCCGCCATGCTGGAGGTTATCGGCTATCTTCTGAATTTAGCGTTTGACGTTCCGGAGGAAAGCGAGGTGGCGGACAATGCCTAAAATGACGGTACGCGTTATTCTGAAAAGCGGCGTTGAATTCTCTATCAAGTGCGACAAATTCACACTTACGCGAAACGGCTTTCAACAGGTAACGGGCTACAACATCGAAGGGATCACGGAGAACAAGCCCGTTTATTTGGACTTTGAGCAGGTGGCGGCGGTTGTTCGCGTATTCGCCGACGAAAAGCTGGAAACGGACGACGCGCCGGAAGAAAAGCGCCTTTTCACGGAAACGCCTATGAAATGCCCGTTCTGCGAAGGCGAAAACAGTAACGCGCGAGTATACGAGGACAAGCAGAACAAGGAATATTTCGTATATTGCCAGAAGTGCGGCGTTGAAACGAAGGACACCTTCACCAGCAAGGCGAAGGCGGTAAAAGCCTTCACAGAGGGCAAAACGAAAAAGGTTACAGGAAGCGAGGTGGCGGACGAATGAACGCGGCGCTTCTATCCTCTAAAAATATGTGCTGGTGTACGCCGCAAGACTTCTTCGACAAGCTGAACGCCGAATTCGGCTTCGTGCTTGATCCGGCGGCGACCGACAAGACGGCGAAATGCTCTTTGTATTACACGCCGGAAACGGACGGGCTTTCGCAAAGCTGGGATCGCGGCGGCGCGGTATTCTGCAATCCGCCTTACGGACGCGAGATCGGCAAGTGGGTTCAAAAGGCTTTCGAGGAAGCGCGGGGGGGGTATCCGATTGTTTTACTTATCCCAGCGCGGACAGACACAGCATATTTTCACGATTACATTTACGGGAAAGCGGAAATCCGCTTCGTGCGCGGGCGGCTACGGTTCACGGACGACGACGGGAACGCCGCCGATCCAGCGCCCTTCCCGTCGATGGTAGTTATCTATAACGGGGAGCGGGTGAAGGAATGAGCGATAAAAAGAAATGCCCGTTTTGCGAAGCGATCGCGCTTCAACGGTTCATTGAAGAACACCATAGCAAGCCCGCAGGGTTCGGAATGGCTTTATCCGCCGCGCTTGTTTCCTACGCAGTAGTAAACGGGCGCAAATGCGGACGGACAACGGATTACATGAAGGACGGCAAGGGCTACCCGCTCAATTATTGCCCTTCGTGCGGAAAGCGGGTGAAGAATGAATAACAGACAGGAAAAGCCGCCTTTGAAGTGCTTGCTGGGCATTGATCCGGAGAAAACGCAGAAATGCAAACCTTCGGAATGCGCTTCTTGCGGCTGGGAAGCGGCAGAAGCCGCACGGCGGCGGGAGTACGTGAAGGAACACGGCTTGACGCTATGCGCCGACGGCTTCCGGCGGCTGATTATTAGGAAGGAGAAAGACATGGCAACACCTTATAAGGAATGCCCGCATTGCGGCGCACATCTTGACAGCGGCGAAAAGTGCGAATGCCGCGCCGAGGAAATCGAAACGGTGCATTCGCAGAAATGCGCTTGCGGGCTTACGGAACAGGACGTTGAAAGCGGCTGGGAATGCCCGCTTGATAATCCGAACGAAACCGTCGAACGGTGCGAAGATTGCGCTTTTGCAAAAGAAACCGATTGAAAGAGAGGGTAAAAGACAATGACAGGTATTAACGAGGTTGCGAAGGAAATTCACGAAAACGCCGTCGCCCACGGCTGGTGGGACGAAGAACGCGGCTTTCCGGAGGTTTTAGCGCTCATTCATTCGGAGGTATCCGAAGCGCTGGAAGAATACCGCAACGGACACGGCGCAACGGAAATCTACTTCGGCGACAACGGCAAGCCCGAAGGTATCCCCACGGAGCTTGCGGACGTGATTATTCGCGTTCTTGATTATTGCGGATACGCAGGGATCGACATTGACGCGGCGATCTCACAGAAGCACGAATACAACAAAAGCCGCCCGTATCGGCACGGCGGCAAGAAGTGTTAATCATGGCGGAGCGGGTGAACCACCCGCCGCATTACAACGCGGGCGGGATTGAGTGTATCGACGCGCTGGAAGCCGCAACAAGCGGGCTTCAAGGTATCGAAGCCTTTTGCACAGCGAACGCGATCAAGTATTTGTGGCGCTGGAAGCTGAAAAACGGTGAAGAGGACTTGCAAAAGGCGGTTTGGTATATCAACAGACTTATTCAACGAGCGGGCGCAGACAGCGCCGCAGGAAAGGAGCTATTCAATATGAAAGAGAACAAACACGGCTTCGAGCCGAAACAGGAATTCACAATGGGCGGGATCGCTTGGACGGTCATTCAGACGGGCGCGGATTGGGTGAAGTGCATTGCTTCCGATTGCGTCGAGGAACGCGCCTTCGATGAAGGGAACAAGAACGACTTTGCCGCTTCTTCCCTTCGTGCCTATCTGAACGGCGAATTCTTGCGCCGTCTGATTAAGGCGGGCGCGCCGGAAGAAATGTTCGAGTATTTCAACATCGACTTGACCGCCGACGACGGCTTGAAGAATTACGGCGGCGATCGCGTCCGGATCGGGCTTATCACTTGCGAGGAATACCGCCTTTTGCGCGGCAACATTCCGGCGCTTCCGGATCGTTGGTGGTGGACGGCTACACCGGACAGCCCGATAAATTCTTTCGTCCGCGACGTCGTTTCGGACGGCTCTTTGGGCAGCGACGACGCGTACGACGGCGACAGTGGCGTTCGCCCGCTTTGCAATCTCAAATCTGAAATCTTGGTATCGTACTTAAACGGAGAGAACGCAGAGGAACAGAAGAAGCACGCCGAAGCCGTCGATATGATGAAGCATATTGCCGCCGCGTGGGACATCGACGCGGAAGAGGTTTTCGGGAGGGCTGACGAATGACAATGTATCAATTCATGGTGAACGCCTTTTATATGCTTTGCGGCGTTGCTTGCGTCGCCGCTTCCGTTGTGATCGTCTACATCGTTTTGAACGTGCTTTTCAGAGCGCTTCGGAGGGGCGGTGGGAACAATGGCAGATATTAAGATCGACGAAGAATTGCTTTTGCGCGCAGGGCTGGGGATCGGCTACGCGTTCGCGCCATTCTTTAGGGGCATTTTAGAAGGCGTTGAAGATTACACGATCGAACAGGCGGCGCGGGAAATGCAGGAAGAACACGACGCGCAGGAAGCCGAAGAGGGCTTGAAACGTCCGGTTGAAAAAACGCTGATCGGCGATTGCCGGAAGTGCTGGTGCGATCAATGCGCGAAGCTGGAACAATGCGTTCACTTGCGCGAAGGCGCGCTTCCGGACGGGGTACGCCCGTTCCCTTGCGTCGGGTGCGCGGACGGAATGCGCTTCAAGCCTTGTGAAGAAGAACGGTGCGCCGACTTCGAGCAGGGCGCAGGATTTAATAACGGCTGACAAAACAAAAAAAGAGAACGTCCGGTTGCGACGTTCCGGACGTTCTCTTTTCCTCTTACATAGCTGTAAAAGGAGCTATTCAATATTGAAATTATAGCATTTTACGGCGCTTTTGTCAAGGAAGGGCGGCGGGATTATGCAGAGGGTTAAAAGACGTATTTTTTCGGGCGTTGTATGTGAACAAGAGGTTTACACCGTATCCGATCGAGCGAACATCAAGAAAGCTGAACCGCGACCGCGCTTCAAGGACGACGAAGAGCGCGCGCAACACCGGATCGGCATATCAAAGCGGAAACACCAGCGGCTGGTTAATGAAAACTTTTCGCCGCTTTCCTTATATAGTACGCTGACGTTCGACGACGACAGCGAAGTTCATACATTCAGCGAAGCGCGCAGAATACGCGACAATTACTTCCGGCGGCTTCAAAGGGCTTGTCCAGACGCGAAGATCATTATTTACATGGGGCGCGGCAAGTCTACGAACCGAATTCATTTTCACATGATTTCGGACGGCATACCGGAAGAAACGATCAGCGGCAAGTGGAACGACGGATCAGTAATCCATATTCGGCACTTGCGCGAACACAATTATTATAACGGCGTTGACTACGGGCAGGATTACACGGGGCTTGCGGATTACCTCTTCAACCATTGGACACCGGAACAGGGCGGACACCGTTGGAAGGCGACGCGCAATCTTCGCCAGCCGGAGAAGGAAGCGCCGACGCTTGCACTTCGGACGTATACGGAAAAGAAAGCACCGATCGCGCCGAAGGGTTACAAGCTGGTGGAAGCCCGCGCGACGAAGTGGGGCTACATATATTATAAATATGTACGCGAACCGGAGAAACCGAAACGCCGGAAGAAACGCGAATAGCGGGAACGCCCGAAGGGGCGCAATAAAAAGCCTTGTAAATGTGTAAAGTTTTACGACCAGCGCTTTTCCTTCCGGAAGATTGATTTTATTTATTCCCCGTCGCCCGCTTTTCAGAGATCACGAACGCGCGCATTGTCAAGGGTGCGAAGCACGGCGAAGCCGCTTGCCCTTGATAATGAAAGCGCGGGAGTGATAAAAGCGGGAAGGCGGCGGGGATATAAAATCAATCGTGAAGGATCGGTTCAGAACACGGATCGAGGAAGCCCGCCGGATCGCCGATAGATTTATTCCTTTAAGCCCGTTCCCCCAAGCGGGGGGCGGAGGGGGGAGAAAAAGAAAGAAGGTGAACAACGTATGCTTGAATTGAACAAGCTGTATAACATGGACTGTATGCAGGGAATGAAAGAGTTTCCGGACGGCTTCTTCGATCTTGCGATCGTTGATCCGCCTTACGGTATCGGCATAGACGGACAGAAGAAGCGCGTATGCGGCAATCCGAAGCATAACCGGAAAGAGCATATCCGGAAAAGCTGGGACAAGACTATTCCCCCGCCAGAATACTTCCGCGAATTGGAACGCGTTTCAAAAGCGCAAGTGATATGGGGCGGAAATTACTTCGTTCCGTATCTTGAACAAGGGCATAAAGGCTGGCTTGTATGGGACAAGGGGCAACACGGCTTGACAATGAGCGATTGCGAATTAGCGTATACCAGCTTCGACACGCCGACGCGCGTTTTTGTCTGCAATCGCGTTGAATTGCTGAACGACGGGACAATTCACCCGACACAAAAGCCCGTGAAGCTGTATTCGTGGGTTCTTTCCCTCTTCGCCCGAAAAGGTATGAAGATATTGGACACACACGCCGGAAGCGGAAGTTCCTTGATCGCTTGCTATCGTCAAGGCGGGCTGGATTTCGTCGGCTTCGAGATTGACGAAGATTATTGCCGCGCGGCACAAGCACGGCTTGAACAGGAACAAGCGCAAATCCGGCTTTTTGATCTATTGGAGCAGGAAGAACGGAAAGCGCAAGCAACGCTTTTTACGAAATGAAGGGAGGAAACACAATGCAGGAAAAAAGGACGCTATATCTTGCCGGAAAGATCACGGGCGATCCGTATTATTTCACGAAGTTTTACAACGCGCAAAAGAAGCTGGAGGAAGGCGGCTTCATCGTCGTAAATCCGGCGCTTCTTCCGGCGGAGGGCTTCACGTGGGAAGCCTATATGCGTATGTCCGGCGCTATGCTTGCAGAGTGCGCCGAAGTCTGTTTTCTTCCGGACTGGAAAGAGAGCAAAGGCGCGAAATATGAATTCGGCGAAGCAATGGCGCAGAACAAGCCGTTTTTCTTCTTCGCTGATTGGGAACGGGAGGGATCACAGAATGCAGAAAAATAAAATGCCCGTTCCGACAGAAGCGCAAGAGCAAATGACGCTGTTTTCGTGGGCGGCTATGCAAAGCGGGAAATATCCCGAATTGAATTTGCTTTATCACGTCCCGAACGGCGGGAGCAGACACAAGGCGGAAGCGGGACGGCTTCGGGCGGAGGGCGTGAAAGCGGGCGTTCCCGATCTATGCTTGCCCGTCGCGCGCGGGCAATATCACGGGCTTTACATAGAGCTTAAACGGCAACGCGGCGGCAGGACAAGCGATCATCAATCGGAGTGGCTGGACGCTCTTTCGGCGCAGGGCTACAAAGCCGCGCTTTGCTACGGCTGGGAACAGGCGGCGGGAACAATTATCGAATATCTAACCGGAGGTGGCACACATGACTAAAAAGCAAACAGAGCTTTCCGAAGAGTTGCGGGAAGCCGTATTTGAAGCCGCGCGCGCAGGGGCGGCGGAAGCATACACACAGAACACGGGGTACGTAAATTACTTCAAGGCAATGGAAACATTGCTGTATAACTACAAGAAGCTGGCGGCGCTTGTAGCCGATGAAGAAGCGTATTGCGAAGTTGAGTATCACGCGGGACGAAAGACGTTTTCAACGACACCACAGGCGAAGGGCTTTATTCAGCGCAAGACGGAAGCGGAGATCGTCGAGGAAATGCGAGAGGAAAAACAAAAGCAGTTCAAAGAAACGAAATCCGGCTTTGACAGCTTGACACGCGCTATTTCTCTTTTCGAGGGGCATAAAGAATTCGTTGTGATCCGGCTTTACTATTTCGGCGAGGACATCAACGGCGATCCGCGAGAGGGCGGAACGGCGACGTGGGAAGAGATCGCGGAAGAGCTTTCCGACGCGGGCATTCTCAAAGAGATAAAGACGGCGCGCCGCTGGCGGAACAAGATCGTCAATGATATGGCGGTATGCGTATTCGGCATTCCGGCGGCGGTATCAGCGGCGACATACCGGAAAGCCGTTGACAAATGACCAAAACGCGACCAAACAATGCACCTTGTCCGCGACGCTTACGCGTGATATAATAATTACGCTGAATTATTGCGAATTGAATAGCGCGGGATAAAGCCTTTTGCGTGATACGCGGAAGGCTTTTTCTTTTGCTCTTTTGCACAGACTTTTCCACAGGAAGGAGGATAACCGCATGAAGCCGTGGGCGGAAAGGTTTTACAATTCGGACGCTTGGCGTTCATGCCGCGACAGCTTCTTGAAGTCGAAGGGCTACTTGTGCGAACGTTGTTCAACGCCGGACGATCCAGTAACCGCAAAGATCGCACATCACAAAACATACTTGACGAAGCAGAATATCAACGATCCGTACATAGCGCTTTCGTGGGACAATCTCGAAGCGCTTTGTCAAGATTGCCACAACAAAGAACACCACCGGAACGACAAGAAAAAACGGTACGCATTCGACGAAGCGGGAAACCTCATATCCCCCCTATTCGCTCAAAGTTTAGGGAGGGTTCGACACCGAGGGCGGGAGATTAAAAATACTCCGCAGGCGCGCGCATAACGGGTGTACGCGTTTAAGGGGGTGTGGGTTGACCGGAAAAGGGGGTGATATTTATGGCGACAAAGAAGGACTTGACGAAAGAAGAAAAGATCAAGCGGGAGTTTTCCCGATTGAAGCGCATTTTCAAAGACTTGGATAAAAACAAGTTGCAGACCGTCGAAAGCCTTATCAAGAACGCGGCGTTCATGGCGGTATCCCTTGAAGAATTGCAAGAGATCATCAACGAAGAGGGATACACCGTCGAATACCAAAACGGCGCAAATCAGAGCGGGACGAAGCAAAGCGACGCGGTGAAAACACATATCGCCATGACAAAAAATCACGCCGCTATTATCAAACAGCTTTGCGATCTTGTACCGCCGGAGAAGAAAAAAGAAAGCCGTTTACAGGCGTTACGGGACGAATAAAAATGCCCTTTTCAAATTACATTTACGAGTATTACGACGGCATTTCTTCCGGAAATATAACCGTCGGCAAGTGGGTTCGCCTTCTGTATGAATACATCGTGAAGGGGCTTCAAGAAGGGCTTTTCACCTTCAACGCGAAGAAGGCAAACAAGGCAATTCGGTTCATCGAAAACTTTTGCCATCATTGCGAAGGGCGCACAGACCTTTTGAAGCTGGAGTTGTGGCAGAAAGCCGCCGTTTCCGTTATGTTCGGGATCGTCGAAGAGGACGGAACGCGCGTCTTTCGCGAAGTGTTTATTGTGATCGGGCGCAAGAACGGCAAAACGCTTTTTGCGTCCGCCGTCATTGCGTACATGGCGTATCTTGACGGAGAATACGGCGCGAAAATATATTGCCTTGCGCCGAAGCTGGAGCAAGCGAACATCGTTTACGATAATTTCTATCAGATGATTAAAAAAGAACCGGAGCTTTCCGACCTATCGAAGAAGCGCCGTTCCGATATTTACATCGAAGAAAGCAATACCGCGATCAAGCCGCTTGCGTTCAACGCGAAGAAATCCGACGGCTTCAATCCGCATTTAGTCGTGAATGATGAAGTCGCGTCGTGGCGCGGCGACGGCGGCTTGAAGCAGTACGAAGTTATGAAATCCGCGCTTGGCGCGCGCCGCCAGCCGATGATCCTTTCGATCTCAACGGCGGGTTACGAAAACGACGGTATCTTCGACGAATTGATGAAGAGATCGACCGCGTTTTTGAAGGGCGGAAGCAAGGAACGCCGCCTTCTTCCCTTGCTTTACATGATCGACGACGTGGAGAAATGGAACGACCTTGAAGAGCTTAAAAAAGCAAATCCGAATATGGGCGTTTCCGTTTCGCCGGACTTCTTCAAAGAGGAAATCGCCGTCGCCGAAATGAGTATGTCGAAGCGGGCTGAATTCCTTACGAAGTATTGCAATATCAAGCAGAATTCTTCCGTCGCGTGGCTTGATTACGTCGTCGTTGACGGCGCAGGAATTCACGCGAAGCTGGAGGATTTCAAGGACAGCTACGCCGTGGGCGGCATAGACCTTTCGCAAACAACAGACTTGACCGCCGCTTCCGTAGTGATCGAGCGTGACGGCGTTCTATATGCCTTCGCACAATTCTTTATGCCAGCGAACCGCCTTGAAACGGCGCAAGCGATCGACGGCGTACCGTATGACTTCTTCGTAAAGCAAGGGATCGTCAAGCTATCCGGCGAAAACCACGTCGATTATCACGACGTTTACGATTGGTTTTCTATGCTTCGGGATCAGTACGGAATATATATCTTGAAGATCGGATACGACCGCTATTCCGCGCAATATCTGATCGACGACTTGAAGAACGCGGGCTGGCAGACGGACGACGTATGGCAGGGTGAAAACCTTGCGCCCGTGATCCGCGAGTTTGAAGGCGTTATCAAGGACGGCAATTTCAAGATTGCCGACAATAACTTGTTGAAGGCGCACTTCCTCAACGTCGCATTGAAGCACAACATGGAAACGCGGAAGTTCCGTCCCGTGAAGATCGAACAGCGGGCGAGAATTGACGGCTTTGTTTCCGTGATCGACGCGCTGACCGTGCGACAGAAATATTATAACGAAATCGGCGAAATGCTCAAAAATGCGGGGTGATAAAAACATGGGAGTTTTTGAAACTATCTTCCGGAAGCCGAAAGCCGACTTGAAGGCGGAAGGCTATTTCAAAATGCTAAACGGGTACACGCCCGTTTTCAGCAACGCGCCGGAAAGTATTTACGAAATGGAGCTTACGCGCGCGGCGATACATTCGTTCGCGTCCTTCGCTTCAAAGCTGAAACCGGAGATCAGCGGCACGGCGCAAAAGAACCTTGAACGGGCGTTGCAGTTCAAGCCTAATCCGTTCATGGATACATCGAAGTTCATTTACAGGATCGCGACGATCCTTTCGGTGAATAATACTTGCTTTATTGTTCCGATCGAAGATGAATTCGGCGGGCTGATCGGGTATTATCCCCTGCTTCCTCAACGGTGCGAAGTTGTCGAGTACAACGGCGCGCCGTTTTTGCGTTATACGTTCGGGAGCGGGCAGAAAGCCGCGATCGAGTTTGAACGCGTCGGCGTAATGACGCAGTTTCAATATACCGACGATTTCTTCGGCGAGAGTAACGCCGCGCTTCGTCCTACAATGCAGTTGATCCATACACAAAATCAAGGAATTATCAACGGCGTTAAAAATTCGGCTTCTATTCGCTTCTTGGCGAAGGTTGCAAATATGTTGAAGCCGGAGGACATCACAAAGGAGCGCAAGCGCTTCACGGCGGATAACCTTTCGGCGGAAAATCAGTCAGGAATGGTGATCTACGACGCGAAGTTTGCTGACGTGAAGCCGATCGAAAGCAAGCCGTTCACGGTCAACGCCGCGCAGATGGCGCAGATCAACGAAAACGTGTTTAACTACTTCGGCACGAATGCGGGCATTCTGCAAAACAAATACACGGAGGACGAATGGAACGCGTATTACGAAGGCAAGATCGAGCCTTTCGCGATCCAGCTTTCGCTTGTTATGTCGAATATGACGTACACGGCGCGGGAATTGTCCTTCGGGAACGCGATCACGTTTACCGCGAACCGCTTACAATACGCAAGCAATCAAACGAAGCTGAATATCAGCACACAGTTATTTGACCGCGGCTTGCTGAACCGAAACGGCGTTATGGACGTTTGGAACATGGCGCACGTTGAGGGCGGCGAGAAATATTATATCCGCAAGGAATACGCGGAAGTTTCAGAATTGGGAAAGGAGGTTACACCAAATGCCAAAAAAGACGGATCGGGAGTACCGAACAATGATCCAGCCGCTATTGATCCCGACGGCGGCGGAGAAGCGAATTGATACGGATTTCTACGTGGAGGGCTACGCAACAACGTTCGACAAGCCCTATTTGCTGTATGAGTGGGACGGGAACAAATATTACGAACGGATTGACCGGAACGCCCTTGCGGGTGCGGATATGTCCGACGTAATCATGCAGTATAACCACGAAGGAAAGGTGCTTGCCCGCCTTTCCAACGGGACGCTGGGCGTTGAAGCTAACGATAACGGGCTTTTCACGTTCGCGGACTTGTCGAAATCGCGCGCGGCACAAGATATGTTCGAGGAAATCAAGAACGGACTTGTTACGAAAATGTCGTGGGCTTTCCGTGTATCGGAAGATAGCTACGACCGCGACACACGCACACGCACGATCTTGAAAATTGCGAAGGTTTACGACGTTTCGGCGGTATCCATTCCGGCGAACGCCGATACCGATATTTCGGCACGATCCTATTTCGACGGAGTGATCGAAAGGGAACAGCAGGAGCGGCTGGAACGCCGGAAGAAACTTTTGAAAATCAAACTAATGACGGAGGTTTAACACAATGAGAATTAAAGAAATCGAAGCCCGCCTTGCGGCTATCAAGCAGGAGATCGAACAGCGCGGCGACGCTATGACCGCCGCAGAGATTGACGCGCTGGAGCAGGAAACCACACAGCTTACCGAAGAGCGCGCCGGACTGATTGCCGCCGCCGAGAAGCGCAACGGCATTCTTGACAATATCGCGAAGGGCGCGGGCATTGTTTCCCGTTCCTTCCAGCAGAACAACGGCGACGACAACGCCGCGCCCGATGATCCCTTCGGTACGCCCGAATATCGTTCCGCGTGGCTGAAAAACATTCGCCGCCTTCCGCTGAACGACGCAGAGAAGCGCGCATTCAGCAACGCCAGCGGCGCGGGTGCGGAGGTTATCCCGACGCAGACCGCGAACGAGATTATCAGCAAGGTAAAGACGCTTGCGCCTATGCTGAATGAAGTTACCCTTCTGCACGTCAAGGGCGCTGTAAAGTTCGCGATCGAAGGCACGAACAACGCCGCCGCGATCCACACCGAGAACGCAAGCATTACCGCCGCCGCTGACACGCTGACCACCGTTTCCCTTTCCGGTTATGAGATCGTCAAGCTGGTTCAGATTTCCGATACTGTAATGACTATGAGCATTACCGCGTTTGAAAGCTGGATCGTCAATATGCTGGCGGAAGCTATCGCCCGCAAAGTCGAAGATTTGCTTATCAACGGCACGGGTTCTTCCCAGCCGAAGGGCATTGAAAACGCGAACACTTGGGGCGCGTCCAACAGCGTTACCGTTGCAAAGACGGGCGCGCTTACCGCCGCAAACGTGCAGACGTTGATCGGGCTTCTGCCTTCCGGCTATGACCGTAACGGCAAGTTCGTTATGAACAAGAAAACCTTGTTCACAGACTTTATGCCGTTGCAGGACAACAGCAAGAACCACATTGTAACCGTTCAGAACAACGCGTACTTCGTGTACGGCTATCCCGTTCTTCTGTCCGATTACGTCGCGGATCACGAAGCCTTCTTGGGCGACTTCAAGAAGGTTTGCGCGAACCTTGCCGAAAATATCGGCGTGAAGAGCGCCTACGACATCGACACGAACAGCTACAAATATAGCGGTATCGCGATCTTCGATTGCGCGCCCGCTATCGGCGAAGCCATCGTGAAGCTGGTCAAGGCGACCGACTAAAGCGGGAGGGCTGACAAATGCTTGACAAGGTAAAGCTGGCGTTGCGGTTGAGCGGGACGGCGCTTGACGGCGAAGTTTCCGATCTCATAAACGCGGCGATCGCGGATCTTCGCCTTGTCGGTATCAACATTCCGGCGGAAGCGGGATCGTCCAGTAAAACGCTGGGCGATCCCCTTCTTGATCGGGCGGTTGTGCTTTATGCAAAGGCGGAATTCGGCTTCAATGACGACGCGGAGCGTTACCGCAACGCATACGATTATTTGAAGTGCGCCTTGTCGCTGACCGCTGATTACACCGAAGAAAGCGAGGGCAAATAAATGAGATGGGGCGAACAAATAACATTGGTTGCCTTGTCTGAACCTTCGCCGCGCACGAACGAACACGGCTTCCCCGTCGCCCGCACAGAAACCACGACAACGGTTTTCGCTGACAAGAAATCCGTGGGCTTTTCGGAGTTTTACAAGGCGCAACAGGCGGGCTATACGACGGAATTAAAATTCGACGTGCATTCCTTCGAGTATGAGGAACAGCAGATCGTGGAATATCCCGTTTCGAGCGGGAAACGGTATCGCGTCCTTCGGACGTACACGCACGGGAACGGAGAATTTACAGAGTTGACGCTGGTTAATCTTCCGGAAGCGGAAGGAGGCGGCAACAATGGCGAAGTTTAACGTTGTCGGGCTGGACGACGTACAAGAAGCAATGCTTCGGCAAGACGCGATCGTTGAAGAAGCCGTGCCGGAAATGCTCAAAGCGGGTGGCGCAGTAATGCAGAAGGCACAGCAAGAAGAGATCAAGACAAGGTTCAACAGCAGACGAAGCACGGGGGCGCTTCTTGCGTCCATCAAAGTATCCGCCGTGAAAGAGATTGACGGCGGAAAACGGGTTGAAATCTATCCGAACGGAAAGGACAAGCACGGAGTACGCAACGCGGAAAAAGGCTTCGTCCTTAATTACGGGCGTTCAAATATGCCCGCGCGCCCGTGGTTCACGCGTTCGCACCAGAAGGCAACGCCGGAAGTTCAAGCGGCTATGCGGCAGGCATGGGAGGACGAACAGGAATGATAGATACAGTTGACCGCCTGTTAAAATCCACGCTTGACGCGCTTTGCCCGAATGTGGCGCGCCTCTTCTTCCGCGGGAAGGCTGGTACATATATCACATATCAGCTTGTTTCTTCGGAAGATATGGCCGCCGCAGACGACGAAACGCACGGCACGGAATACACATACAGGGTTGATATTTACTCGAAACGCGATTATATCGCCCTTTTGCGCCGTGCGAAGCAAGCGTTGAAGGCCGCGGGCTTTTACGGGCTTGTAATTGATCCGGAA